TTGTTATGTATAATTAGTCATTAATATATTAATATCTACCTACGTGAATTGTATTAATAAAACAGTCTTTACGTGAATAATACCTTAAAATTTTAAGTATTTACGTGAATTGACTTTAAAAAATTAGGTACCTACGTGAATGTTCTGTATAAAACTACTTGCGTGAATTATCTACGTGAATTAATAGTAATGTTTACTACTTGCGTGAATGGTCCATTAAAAATAGTTTATAGAAAGGGAGCAGTTTTTGGTCTTGCTCAGGACCTTACACCCTATAACCTATTTAATCTTTCATGTAGGTTGTTTTTTAGCAGTTCCTTCATTTCTTTTGTGGTCATCTTGATTGTGTCCATCTGCGGGTGCGCTTGTGTTTGTTGTTTTGATGTGCTTACTGAGTACTTATCCGAGTTTTCATACCAAGTATTACCTAGGTAAATAAACATCGGAAAGTGATAGCCGTAAGAGTAAACAACATAAGGCGTATTACTGCCTTGGTCGTCATCATCAAACACCCCAAACATATTAGAACCTTGAAAGGGTTCGTTCCTTTGTACGTATTCTCGCGCGTTTTGGTTTGCTATGCGTTCCATAGTGTTTCCTACTTTCTTTTATTCTTTCCTTTGAGCGCTTACAGGCACCGGCTCAATAGATTCACCTAGGAAAGATTGTTTGTGTCAAATAACTTACTATCTTATACTGTCTAAGACCCGAGAAAGTTCCCGGGTTTCGCCTCTTGAAGGCTCTTCAGTTAGACTTCTTCTATTTCGATTTCCCTTTCTAACATACCTCTGTTTTCTTCGTGTGCATAAGCTCTTCTGCTGTCAGCTATTTCAAGGGCTTTAGCTTCAGCGGTGTCTTCATCCGGTGCTTCTACGTGTACGTGCTGTACATAAGCAATTTCAAAGACCTCTGCTATTTCTACGGTATATTGCTTCATTTTATTTCCTTTCTTAGGTTATTATTACAAGGCTTAAACCTGTTATACTTACCATCATTAGGCCTAATCCCATTAAAAGCATATATTTAATTAATTCAGGTGTTTTATTCATTTTCTTCCCTTTCTTTTCTGTCGATTGCTTTTAATTGTTCAATGTGAATCTGTATCTTAGTTGAAGACAATGCTGTTCTTTGTGAATAAAATTCTCTTAGCCCGGGGCTTGGTGAGTCTTTTATTTTACTAGCGTCTTCTTCTGCTAGTTTTGTGTAATATAGTATATATTCATAAATATCTGCTCTACTCATTGTTTTTCCTTTCCTTTGGGGGGCCTTTCGACCCCCCTATTATTATTATTGATTATCGGTTTCTGTTGACTTCTTCGCGGGTGCTTTCTTGAGTTCATCAGTTGGCAAGTCAGAAGCAAGAGCTTTTCTAATAAACTTACCAAACTTATTAGTAAGCTTAAATATCATCTCTTCTGCTACTTCTTTTCTGACCTTATCCACGTCAAACCCTTCGAGGTTGTCAATAGATACTTTTATTTCTTCAAGCTCGTTGTCAAGGTCTCCTATCTGAGCGTAAGACTCTTGGATATGTTCTCTACAACTAGAGGCATAAGATTCTATATCATCAATAACATATTCAGCGTCACCTAGTGAGCTTCGTGCTGTCTCTACATTATGTTGCATATCCTGTACTTGTTTTTTTAGTTCATCTATTTTCATAGTATTTTATTACCTTTCTTTGTGGGGGGCTTTCGCCCCCCGTTATTGTTATTGGTTATTATTTATTAAATCCCTGAGGGCTTCAAGGTTATTCAACATGGTGTTAACATTGCCTTTCATACCAAAGTATTTCTTGACTAATGTTATCTTCCAATTTCTATGAGGCTTAATCCCCTTGCTATAGAGTTTTAAATCTCTAATGCTAGTGACTAAGTTATACCATCCACGATTAACAGCGTCACCATTAAGGTTCTTCACGTCAATTAAAAATTGGCAGTCCTCATTTATTTCTATAGTATTCATACTATTCCTTTCTATTTGATTAATATTATTCATACTCTTAATACTAGTGGGTTTCAAAAAGGTTCCATCTTTTTTAAAATAAATTTCAACCTAGTAAAACGAGGTTCACTTTCTCAACCTAACTTTTCTAATCTGAAATCCTAACGAGGGGGGGCCGTGTGTAAAAAAAAGAAAAGCACACATAATAATATTTTTTTTTCAAAATTTTAGAGATTTTAGGTAGCGCCGGGCGCAAGCTCTTTGGGAGAGCGCGCCGGCTTAGGAAAGGTAAGGCGACGGTGTGATAAAAGGAGGACATACAATCGAGATGATTGAAAAGGTCACACCGCCGCTAATATTATAATATTATAAAAGAGCGCTAATATTATTAATATTATAATACTATAATATTATAATACTAATATATTAATATATTAATAATATTATTCACATCCTTCAACCGACGTTTAAATTTATTAGTTTTTACCTATAACTGTCAACACCTTTTTTCTTGTATACCAAAATAACTATTTTTATATTATATCCATGGAAAACACAAGCCCAAGAGGTATTCTTGATTTAGGTCCAACTATTGATGAACTTAAGTCTTTATCAGATAAGTTTAAAGAAACAGGTGACTTTCATTACATGACAGAAATACTATTGATTATTGAAGAAATAGAGCTACCTCTGCTAATTGATACTTTTGATGGGGAGTTCACCGCAGAGGCCTAATATGTATAAAAAGACCATAAAGGGAGTGGACTACCATATATACGAGAACGAAGATGAGTTTCGTAAGCATCACCGCAAAGAAGAGTTAAAAAACGACTGGAGAACTGCTGAAGAAGGGCAATGGGTAGTAAGTGACGATGGACAGGTTCTTACTATTTTACGTAAAGCGTTGATGTATAACGATAAGAAAGGTAAAAAGACCTACTACGTTAGAACCTTACTAGGTACATCTTTTGCTACAGAGGACCACAAGCTAACAGGTAAGCCGCCAAAAGATATATATACCTTTAAAAAATACGATGAAAGCAAGTTTATTACCCAAAGAGAGAGATTGTTTGCCAAAATGATAGCACTGGGGAGGGAGCCAGTAGAAGCCTATTTAAATGTTTATAAGACCAATAACAGGGACTATGCACATAAAAGGACCAAAGTATTATTAAAACAAAAGAAGATAAGGACACTTGTGAATAAAGAAGTAGAAGAATTAATGAATGACCTTGGTATTACCAAGACATACTTATTAGAACAAGCAAAAGAAGTAGTAGACAAGAATGATGTACGAGACGCGGATAAATTACGTGCCTTGGAGACATTAATGAAAATATCAGGTTTACTATCAACCGAAAAGAAAACAGACTCTGTAGCGCTAATACAAGAGTTCACCGGGTTTTCCCGTGACAAGCTAAAAGCTTTTGAGTCTAATATGTTAACCGCAGGAGAATCAAAGTAATGTGGGAGTATCCACTTGTTACTTATTGGGGTAAACGCATTTATTATATAAAATTAATTAGGAGTGCATAATGGCATACGGCAAGAAAAAGACTGCAGGTAAAAGAAAAAAGAAAATGATGGGTGGAGGAATGGTTAAAAAGAAGGGAATGATGAAGGGTGGCATGGTAAAGAAGTATACAAAGAGACGTAAGTAAGATGGCTTCTGCTAAAAAAACCCAACCAGCTAAATGGAAACGTATTGTTGCTAGCGTTAAAGCGGGTAGCAAAGGCGGCCCAGCAGGTAAATGGTCAGCTCGTAAAGCACAGTTAGCTACAGCTCGTTATAAAAAAGCAGGTGGAGGTTATAAGGGTGCTAAGTCTAGTAGCAACAAACTATCGAAGTGGTCTAAGCAAGACTGGGGATACGTTACAAAGGGTGACGAAAAAAAACCTAAAAAGAAACGTGGGCGCTATTTACCAAAGAAAGTACGTCAAAGTTTGACTGCATCCCAAAAAGCTTCTACGAATAAAAAGAAACGTACTGCATCTGCTAAGGGTAAAAGCAAAGCAAAGTATTCTAAAGCGGTAGCAAAGAAGGTAAGGAGAGCATAATGCCTAAGAAAAAAGATTCAAGACTAGCTAGGGCCGGTGTCAGTGGATTCAATAAGCCTAAGCGTACACCAAGCCATCCAAAGAAAAGTCATATTGTAGTTGCCAAAGAAGGTGATAAGATTAAAACAATACGATTTGGAGAGCAGGGAGCAAAAACAGCAGGAAAACCTAAAGCAGGGGAATCACGCAGAACAAAGATGAAGCGTAAGTCATTCAAGGCTAGACATAGAAAGAACATTGCGAAGGGTAAGATGTCCGCAGCTTATTGGGCAGATAAGGTCAAATGGTAAATGCCTAACAAAAAAGCCAAAGAGAGAAAGCGTAGAAAAAGAAAGCTAACACTTGAAAACAAAAAAAGAAAAAGAGAAGCTTACAAAAAAAGAAAAGCAGCTAGACAATAGCCTGCAAACATTTAATGTCATACCTCCAGCATCGGAAATGTCCGAAAGAGATGAGGTATTAGCAAAATGTTATAATGATTTACTATTTTTTGGTAGAGCATTCTTGCCAAACGATTTTTTAAATAAAAGTGCTTCACCCCTTTGCCACTATCAGATATCTAAACGATTAATATCCACTAAGCCGGGCGAAAGACTGTGTATTATTTTGCCTAGAGGTTTTGGAAAATCAATACTATCTAAAACAGCAATCTTACACAAGCTATGTTTTTCTGGTGCAGATGCTCAAAACTTTATTGCATGGGTTTCAGAAGAGCAAGGACAATCTATTGACCACCTTAAATTTTTAAGATATCACTTAGAAACCAATAAGATGATTAAATATTACTTTGGTAATATGGATGGTGGTAGTGTAGGAAAGCGCTGGACAGAAAAAGACTTAGTAACCCCTAAAGGCGATAGAATTATTGCAAAAGGTACGAGCCAAAGACTGAGAGGTCGTGCTGAAGTAGATGTACGGTATACCGGTATTATCTTAGATGACTTTGAGTCAGAGTTAAATACTAAGACTCCTGATAGAAGGAATGATATAAAACGCTGGGTTGTGTCTACAATATACCCTGCATTAGAAGAATCACCCGGTAGAGAGGGTTGGATATGGCTTGCGGGTACTATTGTACACTTTGATAGTTTTTTACAAATGACCTATGATGGTTTTAGACAGGCCAAAAAAGATGATAGGCACTATCCTTGGGATGTATACTTTCATAGTGCAATAGAAAGTGGTAAGTCTATATGGCCTGAACAGTTCTCGTTAAAAAAACTAGGCTCAAAAAAGCAGGAGTTTATAGAGGCAGGATTGGTCAATAAGTTTGCACAAGAGTATATGAACGATGCTCGAGATGTGACGAACGCTTCGTTTAAGATAGACAGGATTCAATACTACTCTGGCGATAGAAAAAAGATGAGTAACTTTAACTACCTTGCAGAAAAAGATGAGATGATACCCATAAATATTTACATTGGTGTTGACCTTGCAGCTACCGCATCAGATACTTCTGATTATCAGGTAATATTGGTTATGGGCATTGATGCTCGTAAGAATAGATATATATTAGAATACTTTAGAGAGCGCATACCTACATTCGATGTTCCTGCAAAGATTATTGAAATAGCTAAAAAGTATAGTCCTGTAAGGCGCGTAACCATTGAAACAGTAGCAGCACAAGAAATGGTACGAGATATGGTAACTCGTATGAGTGCTAATGAAAAAAGATTGATGCCCGGAATATTTAAAGGAGTTAAGCCTCCTTCAAGAATTAAAAAAGAAGACAGGTTAGAAACTACACTTGGACCTATTGTAAACTCTAAGAAGTTATATATTCGCAGAGAGATGACAGAAATCGTTGATGAGTTCTTTGAACATCCTAAACCTCGTAACGATGACTTAATGGATGCGTTGTACTATGCAGACTATTTTGCACGTCCACCCAAAAGCCAAGCCAGCACTAAAGACGAGTTTAAAGCGTCCAGCAAAAAACGTGGTACCTTCTCTAAACTTAAAAGATATAACTGGATGACAGGTGCCAGAACAAATTAAAATATTTATTTGCATTATATTATTTTATTAACTATATTAATAGACTGTGAAGAATATCTTCACTAACTGTTTATAAACATAAGGCTATAAATCCACATACCATATGGCTAATACAAGTAAGGGAAGATTCCCAAGTTACGGTCTCGTCAGAGGCCCATCACATTCACAAGGAGGAGTTCCGGCTTCGGTAGCTAACGGTCCAGACGTTGAGCTAGAAGGCGGAGAGTACATTATACCAAAAGAGGCAGTACCTGATTATCTGCCTGTACTACAACAAATCACACAAGTAGGTAGAGATAGACAACAAATGCAGAATGGTAATAGCGCCATTGATGCGTTGATTGCCTCTGCTTCTATGCAAAACGGCATAGCCCAACCGAAATCACCCGTGTACCAAGAAGGTGGGCAAGTGCAAAGCAAAACTTTGCGTGGTTCTCGCGTAGTTTCAAGAGATATAGGCAGAGATGGTGATATGTTTACCGGTCAAGTTATTATGGCTATACCAGCTGACCAAGTAGGGGGTGATGATGGTCTTCGCTACTATCTTTCTGAACCAAGGCAATCTCAGTCTATGTCTTTATTAGATAGAAAAGCTCAGTCTAGTGCTAGACGAAAAATGGCTTTTGCACCTCAAGACTCATTACCAGCTGATTTAGTTGAAGGATATTTTGATAGACAAAATAAAACATCAATACTTGATATGGATAATGAAAAATCACCATTAGGTTTTTTAAAGAACTTAATCGGTAAAGAGCAAGGCGGCATGATAGAGTACAAAGACGGTGGAGAGGTGCACAGCCGTAGGATGTTTAATCAAGGTACTGGTTTTAATAAAAATAAATCAGACTTAGATGGTGATGGTAACATTTCTGAGTACGAACGCAAACGCGGTATGGCGATAGCCAAGTCTATGGGCAAAATGCAAGAAGGTGGGCAAGTCTATGCAGATAAAAAGCCTATTTCTTACAGCGCAAAAAGAGAAGATATGTTGTATAATACTGGCAAAAGCGCGGAGCAACAAAGAGATATTATAGCGCAAAGATATATATACCCAACTGATGATGATATGATTTTTAGACCTTCAGCGGGGCCAGCTTCTGGTGTAGGCGCTTTAAAAGGATATGGTTTAAACTTACTTTTAAACAGTTTAACCGGAGGTGCAACAGGTAGTTATAATGCACTTGCAGCAGGACTGGGAGCTGTAAGAGAGATTAGAAAAATGGGCAGTGATAAAACGCAAGTTAAGAGAATGGCAAAAGGTAAGCAGCCTTTTGACCCTGTTTATTTTGCTAAAGACTATGAAAGTGGAGATGTTTATTCTGCAACAAGAAAAGGATGGAGAAAGCTTAATCCTGAAACAGTGAGCAACATAAAAGAAAATTTTCCTGACTATATGAAAAATCTTGAAGCTTTTAATACTGGATTTAAATATAGGCAAGAGCAAGGCGGCCCTATAAATAACTATCAAATGGGTGGCGCGGTAGGTATGCAGAGACCTATGAACCCTGCTATAAACTTTAGTCCTATGCAACAAAGAAATCCTAGAATGTATCAAGAGGGTGGTCAAGTACAGCCACGCAAACAACAAGAAATGCGTAACCCTAATACATTTATTGGCCCTCCAGTAAATCTTATGGGCCCCGGACTTAGTGACTATGAAAAAGCTGAAAGAAACCTTGAGGCTTTTATGGACTCTTTAGATAGAAGTCAAGATATAAATCCATTCACAGGTGAGCCTATAGATACCGACGCAGATGTTCAAAGATTAAAAGAAAGAATGAGGCAGTCTAAAATACCTCGTTCTAATCAACGTATGCCAATGCAAGAAGGTGGACAGGTACAGTTAAGAAGGCAAGCTGAAAAGAATTTAATGTCTAGGCAGCCAAAAGAAAAAATGGATGTTATATTTCCTTTCTCTGAAAACGTGCCTTCTTTTTTATATCCAGATTTCATAGGACCTCGAACTCCTATGCAAAATAAACTATTAGAACGTTTCCTTGATGACATGATGAGAAATGCTAGAGGAGATAAAAAGTTTTATATTGATGAGTCTGACAGGCAAGAATCTGGAATGAAAATAGCACAAGAAGGCGGAATGGTTTCTAATAATAATTTAATGGGCTCTATGGCTTCAGACCAAAGGATTGCTGCCTTACAACCTGATATATATCAAAGTAAATCTGAAAATGGTGTAAGCACTGAACAAAGAATGGAAGTTCCAAAATTAGCTGAAGCTATTCTTCCTATATATGGATTAGAAACACCCCTATCTAAAAACCAAGGAAGTATGCTAAGAAGAAATAATGTATCTGCTAATGTTTTAAATCCTCAAGTAAAAGGACTTATAAATCGTGTACTTGTTCAACGGCTCTCGGCAGAAAGTAATTAATGGTATTAGAAAAAGATAAACGAGCAGATTACAATCAAGAACTGTATAGACGTTATAGGGATGCTAGACAAACTTGGGATACTGAATCTCGTTATGATATAGACTTTTATCATGGCAATCACTACACTTCTGATGAAGTGGATGAGTTGCAGTCACGAAATCAAGCAGACGTACCAATGGATAGAATTGGACCTGCTATTGAAAAATTTAAAGCAGTATTAACTTCACGTTCACCAGCCTTCACAATAACCCCCAGAGAAGATTCAGACGTAAAAGTCGCTTCATTATGGAGAACTATTATGGGTTTTATATGGGGTCAATCAAATGGTGACTGGCAGTTAAAACAAGCAATACATGATTACGCTACTACAGGTATGGGTTACTTGTATTGTTATGTCGACCCCGAGTCAGACTTCGGTAGAGGCGATGTAAAGTTCACATATGTAAATCCTTTCAGGGTCTATGTTTCCCCTAATACACGCAACCGATGGTACGATGATGCTGAGAGCATTATCCTTTCTACTATACTTACAGGTGAACAGGTTACTAGCCTCTACCCAGAATTAGCAGAGCAAGAAAACGAAGAAACTGGCGAAATGGAAACTGGAATAATCCAAGACCTTGAAACGTATCTTGAAGAAGATTATCCAGATGCTATGAATAGTAATAGTAAAAAAGTGTTTACTCCGGCAGAAACAAAAGATTTGGAGTATTACGAAAGAAACAAATATCAAATATTAGAAAGATTTTATAAGACAAAGGTTACTTTTTATCGCATAATAGATATGCAAAGTGGAGAAGAGACCGTACTTAGTGAGCCAGAGTATGCAGAGTTTGTTGAGAATAACAGAGAGCAAATAGAAGTTAATCAATATGAAGTAATACCTGTTAAACAAACAAGAATTAAGGTATGTGCAAGTATTGGTCAAATAGTATTATATGAAACAATCCTTAACTCAGACCATTATCCAATCATACCTTTCCCAAATATATTTACAGAAACACCATATCCGCAGTCAGATGTATCGCGTGCTAGACCAATGCAACGTCTTCTTAATAAGTTATGGTCACTTGCTGTTTCCCATGCTCAAGCATCTGGTGGGCTTAAACTTCTTGTACCGCTTGGAAGCGTAGAGGATTTAGGACAATTAGAAAGAGATTGGGCTAATCCCAATGCGGTTATTGAAGTTGACTCAACGCAAGGTGAGCCACACTTTCCAGCGCCCCAACCATTAGCAGGTGAGTTTTACAGGTTAATACAACAATGTGAGTTTTATATAGACTTTACATTTGGCCTACCTGAAATGATGCACGGTTTTTCAGAAAAAGCTCCTGAGACAGTAGCCGGTACAGAGCGTATGATAGCGCTTGGAACTGAAAGACCTAAGTCAAAGTTACGTGACTTAGAATTTAGTATTAATAGAGTTGGTCAAATACTGTATAATTTATCTAAAGGGCATTATACCTACAAAAAAATATTTAGACTATTTAATGCTAATAACGATATAACGGAAGCAACTGTAAATATGTACGATGAAAAAATTGGTACAATGCTTGACATTAAAAAAGAAAGACATAATTTATCACAGCATGATATACGAATAGAACCGGGCTCTACTTTGCCAACAAATAAATGGGCAGAGCTTGGAGTTTATATGGAAGCATTTCGTATGGGTATTGTTGATAAAACAGAGGTATTAAAAAAGAATCCAGAGATATTTGACAAGGAGAGTATTATGCGACGCACTGAAGAAAAAGCATTATTACAGAGACAAATACAGGCAATGGAAGAACAAATAAAGAATTTGGAGGGAGACCTCCAGACTGCCCAAAGGGAGTCTGTTAGCGACAGAAAACGTGTCGAGGTTGAGAAATTTAAATCTCGACTACAAGATGTTGCTTCAGACGCCAAAGCTGATAGGAGAGTTCAATTAAACAACCTACAAACAAAGGTGAAGCTCGAAGCCGAGAAATTAGCAAATGTTAGAAAAGATGCTAGTTCTGCTCCGGAAGCGTAGAGACATCTATTAAGGAAATACAATGGACAATACACAGACAGAGGCCATGCAAACCGCTGATGGTTTAGCAAACAAAGGTAATGATATAATATCAGAAGTAAGAGAAGAAACCAATGCAGCTTACGACAATGAGTTAGGTGGAGTAGAAGCGCAACCACAAGTTGACGCTATAGATGAAGTAGATTATTCTGCTCCCGAACAAAATGTTGAAAGCGAAACGGTCCCATTAAATGAGTGGGAGGTAGAAGCTAAGAAATTTCAGTCAATGTACGATAAGTCACAGTCTGAAGTTGATAAGCTTAAAAGACTAGAGCCACTAGGTGAGCTATTAGAAAACCGACCAGACCTCGTTAATGTCTTACAGGAAAATATGAATCAACCTGCACAACCACAGCAAGTCAATCAAGAAGGTTTAAAACCAGAAGATTTTAACCCTTGGGATGCGTTTTACAGTCCAGAGTCACCATC